ATCCTTCACAGGATTTACTTACAGAACTTACTTCGTCTTCTGGTTGTCCTGTTGGGGCTGGGGCGTTAAAATCTGGGTTCAGGCAGTAGCTATATTCATTCATGAGAGTTTATTTGACACCTTCAAGGCAGCTGTAGAAAGAAGAGCCTTAGAAATAATACCAGCCACGACGAGGTTTTATGTTATTGAGGCGTTGAAGTTTCAACTAGGTGATGAGCTTGTATTTACAGATGGCACGTTTAAATTCGAGGATTCTACTTCTGTGGCAGCTTTAGCCAAACAGATCGTAAAACAAGCATCCGCAAGAGATATTAATGAGGTAGTTACAATAAAAGTAGCTACACGGATAACACCCACTAGCCCACTATCACCACTTCTTGCTAATGATAAAATTGCATTCAGTAATTATATAAACAAGATTAAAATTGCTGGTGTAAAAACTATTGAAATTAGCGACGTACCCGATCTTTTAAAAGTAGCTTATACTATTGAGTTTGATCCACTGGTAATGAAAGAAGACGGAACCTTAATTGAAGACGGCACAAGTCCTGTACAGGAAGCCATAGACGCATATATCGAAGGATTGCCGTTTGATTCTACTTTTAAGGTTATGGAGTTAACCGATTCCATACAAGCAGCCAGGGGGGTTGTAAATGCAGTAGCAGATGTTATAGAAGCCAAGTTTGCATTGCTTGATTTTGAGGATATATTAGCAGTTCCTACCGAGATTTATCTACCAAACGCGGGATATTTAATTACTGATCCTTCACCGATCTTAGTCTTAACTCCGGCTGATTACGATGCCTCTTTGACCTATTCAGTAACAAATCAGGTAAGATTCAACGGAATTGTTTTCGAGGCGAATCAAGCTGTTGCAGCGGGTGAATCTCCGGCGACCAACCCTGAGAAGTGGGATTCGGTATCGAATTTAACATTTATTTCTACGTAATATGAATGAAAAGTTTAATCAGTTGTTTGAACAATCATTATCGGTTGGGTTAATGCGTTTTATAGTAATGTTGAAATCTCATAGTATAAATCTAAATTATGGAGTGAATGATCTTCCAATTAGCATCGGGTATCCTGAAAATTATATGAGGTTTAATGATAATTTATTAAATGTTTGTTTTAAAATAACATCAAAACAGTGGAATAGTGTTCAACGTCAATTTTAAAGATATTAAGTTCCAGTTAACTCCCTTTTTTTTAAGGAAGGAAAACTTGTTGAAGCTGATGTTTTCGGCTATTAAACCACTTAAAACGATAAATAACGATGGGGTAGTGGTCGAGAGTTTCGGACAAAAGAATAGTAGTCTTTTTCAATTCATTCTATTTATAACTAATTTTTTAAACTTTGATGCACGTACTATCTTCTTAGAGAAGTTCCTAAATGACATTTATGCCAAAGTTACTGAAGGATGGGTGGTTACAACCTCTTATGTAAGAGGAGACAAGATTATATTTGATGGACAAAATTTCATCTCATTAACTAGCAATACTGGTAAACAACCAGACCTAAGTCCTCTGGATTGGGAAACTACAGGTATAGAGATAATAAACGATAACACTACAAGAATACAATATCTATTTAACAATGCAGAACAGGGACTTGATTTTTTTATGTTCAATAATTTTGATACTGCAATAAGTTATTCTCTGGATGATTTTGTTGCTTTTGAAAACAAGATTTTTCAGGCTAATACGGGTACTTCAGCAGGAGAAAGCCCAACCACAACTCCTGGCAAATGGGATTTTGAGCAAGACATTACTTTTATATTCAGTTTCTCAGATTTGTTCCCCTTTGATTATCGGGTGCTTGTACCTTTGGCTATTACTCAGCAACCGGATTATTCAAATGATAGAATAAAGAATCAGATTAAACAATTAAACGCCGCCGGACGTAGTTTTGACGGCGTAGTAAAAGAAGATACAACAATTCCATTATTTAATTCAAGACAGTAATTGTGAATAAAATTATAGCATTTATACTTCTGTTGTTTATATATTGTCCATATCTTTATGGTATGAATACATCCATATATGCTTTAATACATCCAATTACTAAAGAGATAAAATATATCGGTAAAAGTGATAAGCCAAGAGCTAGACTTGCACAGCATATAATTGATTCACGGCAACCAGGCAGGAAAAACAAAAAAGAGGCATGGATAAAATCATTGCTCAATAAAGAATTAAAGCCAGAACTCATAATACTTGAAAAAGTCCATAAAGACGAATGGAAAGAAAAGGAACGTGAATGGATAGCCAAATATAAAGGGCAATTAAAAAACGACACAAAAGGAGGTGATGGTGTGGATGGACATAAACACAGTCCTGAATCATTAAATAAAATGAAGCCATCATGGATAAAAAAAGGACAAAGACTATCTTCTAAAACAGAATTTCAAAAAGGACATATAAAGACAAAGAAATGGAAAGAATATATGCGAAAAAAAATGACTGGACGCAAACATTCAAAAAAAGCCAGAAAACGAATGAGTATTGTTCAAAAAGAATCTGCAAAAAATAGAAATTTATCAGAATTAATGAAAGGTAATCAATATGCAAAGGGTGTTTTTTTTAGCTCACAAAGAAGAAAAGATATATCGAAAAGATTAAAAGGGCATTTTTTATCGCAAGAAACAAGAGATAAGATAAAAGCCAAAGTAAGCAAATCCGTTATTCAATATGATAAACAAGGCAATTTTATCAAAGAATGGGAATCTGCTAAATATGCAGCCAAAATATTAAATATTGGTTATAAAGCAATCAATAATAATCTAAATAATTTAGCAACAATTACCGGAGGTTTCATCTGGAAATATAAAAAATAATCAATGGACAAACTTGCGACAAAAAATCTTGGAGGATTTCCCTTCGTATTAGACGATATAAGACAATTTCTCGGAAGACTTACTTCTCCGGCAAATCATGGAATTTATCAAGCATTTAATAATCTCTTACGGGGATTTGGTGATAACTTTATAGTACAGGGCGTAGTAGCCTCTGGAACAACCCCAAACGTAGCTATTACAGAAGGATGGGTATTACTTGATGGAGAATTAATCAAGGTAGATGCACAAACCGGAATAAATACTACAACAGATAATAAATTCGTCAAAGAAACAACTTTCGATCCAAGAGGTAATAAGAATTTTCTAAATGGATCAATTGCTGACACCTACGAGAAAAATAGAGCCGTTATACAAGGGACTGCAGGTAATTTAGATTTTGATGGGAATACATTTTTTAACTTATCTAATCAGGCTATATTCGAATCAGGAATCGTAATACTTCAGAAAAAAATAATTGAAATAGGTTCATGGAATATGGATGCTTTAGATACGGTTGATGTTGCTCATGGTCTGTCAGATATTACTAAAATTAGGAATGCAACAGTTATGATATTTAATGATGGGATTACGGGAACACAACCTATTAATAGTATTAACGCTTTAGGTGTAATTAATGGTGGGAGTATTGAAGTTGTAAATGTCACCAATGTAAGATTAAGAAGGGTTTCGGGTGGGTTGTTTGATAATATTATTTATGACGATGGTTCAATTAATAGAGGCCATATAACTATTGAGTTTGAAAAATGATAACTCCCGAAGAAGAAGAGAATATATTTACAGGAATATGGGCAGGAGCAATAACAGCATTTTCTCTTCCGGTTACTCTTTTCGATGATACCTTTAAGCAATTACAAAAAGCTTTATTTCGTGGATTCGGGGCTAATCTGACAGACTTTTCAGAAGGATCAAAAGAGTTCATTCTACTTACTAAGTTAAGAGAGAATCTAAATAGATTCAGTGCAGCCAAGACCTTTCAGAATGTTCGGGATACCCAGAATTTCAGGCTTGATGAAGGAAGGTTAAGACCGTTTAACGAGTTTCGAAGGGATGCCAAAAAGATTTTCGATAAGTATAACGAGGATTGGCTAAAGACCGAATTTGAAACGGTTGTAGGTCAGGCACAGTCAGCAGATCAATGGAAAGACATTGATAAAGATAAAGGTGTGCTTCCACTATTAAAATATCAAACTGTTGGAGATAACCGTGTACGTCCTGAACACGCTGCATGGGATGGCATAGTAAAGCCCGTAGACGATTCTTTCTGGGATACAAGGATGCCAAAAAATGACTGGGGATGTCGCTGTTTTGTAGTTCAATTAGAAGAAGGCGAAGAAGAAGTTACTAATCTTGGCAAGCATTTGGAAAAAGTCAAAAAAGAAACTAAAGGAGTAGTTACAAGTCTTAAAAATGAAAGTCCGATATTTTCTAATAATCCCGGTAAAATTCCTTTCATATTCAAGGATAAGGGTACAAGTCCACACCCATATTTTAAAGTTCCCCGAGATTTTAGGGATTTAGAAAAACGAAATTTTAATATGCCAATCATAACACCTCCCCCATTATGAGTGTAAAAAAGATAGGCAGTTTCAAGTTTAAGTTGACAAAGCGGTTGTTTAAGCAACAGAAACGAACATTACCTATTGCTTTGGGTGCATTGGCTCGTAAATTCTTTTTAGATGGATTTAAAAAGGGAGGATTTACCGATGTTGGATTTAAGAGGTGGAAACGACGCAGAAAGCGATTGACCAGAGGACGTACTTCACCGACATTAAAAGAAGCTGCAACACTTCAAAAATCAGGCACATTAAGAGATTCAATAAAGGTAAGACCAACCACATTCAAGAGAACTCGTATATTCACCAATCTGGTATATGCTGCAATTCATAATTTTGGACTACAGGGATTGGCTTTTGGTAAAGTTCCATTTAAAATGCCAGAGAGAGAGTTTATAGGCAATTCAAGAGTACTGGAAAGGAAATTGGAACGAAGGGTTTTTAAAGAGATTAACAAGGTATTCAAATAATGGCAAATATGGCACAACAAGAACAAACATTTATAGAATTTAGAACTACGTGGGTATTTTTGGCGTTAAAATTATTCTGTTGGTTAAAAATTATGAGATTAATCAAAATATTGGACAATGCTATTATTGCACGAATATATATTGATGGTAAATCGTCTCAAAAGATAAAGTTGAATATTACTGATAAAAATCAAGTTAATATACGAATCAATAGTATTGGAGGCCAGATAAAATTCTCTCAGGAAATTAAATTATGAGCGTCAAACTAAACATATTCAATGATATAGTAACTGAGATAAATAAGATCACAGAGATTGAGACTGTTGAACTATGGAATAGCCAATTAGAAAATCTAACCAAAGAAATATCTTTTAACTTTCCGGCTGTATTCATTGAGTTTGCAGATATACCCTGGACTAGCACGAATCAACAACCCTCAACACTTGGTAGTCAAGGTAACGTAACCAAAGAACAAAAAGGGATAGACGCGCTTGTTACCCTTCATATTTCTTTCTCTCAGTTAGAAGATGAAACAGTAAGCTTTCCTTTGATTGATCCGATAATTGATAAAGTATATTTTAAGATTCAGGGGCTATTTAAAAACGAAAAGTATTCAGCTTTATTAAGAGCCGCCGAGCGTCAAGATACAGACCATGATATGGTAATAGATTGGCAGATGGACTTTCTTACAACTATGTTACAATGTGGTGAACTGGATACTACACTTACACAGATACCTGGTGGAACGGTTGATGTTAAGACTACGGTTGACTTGGACATTGAAGTAGCTACCCAGAAGGGCATAAGAACAGGGGACGGTGTATAAAGCAAAATCAAAACACGAAAGACGGCAAAAGGCTCTATATGATGAAATCAAACAATCTGTACGTAGAGGCGAAAAAAAGGAATCTGGAATTATATCCTTTTCTCAAACACACTTTATTTCTACCAGAACGTGTTGGAGGGATTTAAGTAAAGCCGTAAAAAGATATGGCAAAATAATCTACTGACACCACGGCACGTTTTTAAAAACCAATTACTTTTCCATCTATTTTTGTTGGCATAAGATTTACTTATGTCAGAATCATTTGCACCTCAATTTATAAAGAACGTCACCAAAGACGCGGCTGAAATCAATCTGTTTGATGAAGTAGGTGCAGACGGAATAAGCGGGCAGGCGTTCGCGGATGAGATGCAGATGCTTGTTGATTTTGGAGTTAAAGAAATCAACATCAATATAAATAGTCCAGGCGGTTCAATTATGGACGGCTTTTCTATTTTTCACGCAATCACTAACAGTAAGGCTACGGTTAATACGAATATCGTAGGTATTGCCGCTAGTATGGCTGGAATCTTCGCTTTGGCAGGAGATCATGTTACTATAATTGATTTTGGAAAGATCATGATCCATGATCCTCTAATTTCTAGTAATGGACAGAAGATTGAGAATCTAAGCCCAGAGCAAGAAAACGCCTTGGATGCTATGCGATCCGCATTACTTACTATCCTAAAGAACCGAACAAGCCTATCAGAAAAGGACTTATCAGAAATGATGAAGGCTGAAACGTGGTTAAATGCAAAGGAAGCACTTAAGGGTGGATTTGTTGATGAAATTGTCAGCAGCAAGCATTTGGACAAAAAGAAAAAAAAGAGGCAACCTGTTGCTGAAATAACAAACATATTACAATCTATTACCAACACTTCAAATACAGAAAAAATGAAGGAACTATGTAAATATCTTAATCTAAGCGAAGATGCTTCAGAACAAGCAATATTAGAAGCGATCAGAAAGATCGACGATAAGCTAACTGAAGTAACTGATAATCTGGAAACAAAGACAACTGAGTTTACCGAAGCAACTGATAAGATAACGGCTCATGAAGCTACTATCAAATCATTTGAGGACAAACAAGCCGAAATGACTAAAACTTTAGTTGACGAGACTGTTGATAAAGCGAAGGAAGATGGTGTAATTCCAGAAGATAAGGTAGAAGAAATTAAAGATCATTACAAAAATGATCCTACAGGACTGAAATTAATCCTGAATAATCTTAGAACTCCTGCTGAAATTATCAGTGATAAGTTGGAAGGTGAAGGTGGAAACACTGAAATTCCTGAAGATCGAAAAGATTGGTCTTTGATTGAATGGGAGAAGAAAGATCAAGCTGGAATAGACAAAATTAGAAACGAAACCCCAAAACTTTATGCCAAGATGCACAAAGCTGAATATGGGGTTGAATTGGTAACAGAATAAATTAAAAAATCATGTCAGACGGAATTAAATGGCCTTTTGGAGAAGGTGAAACTGAAACCTTAACAGCAACAGGAGCGCAAGCCTTAGCTATTGACGATAACTTTACTCTTGTTGATGGGGTAGCAGTTGAGGCAACTGGAAATAGAACTTTGGATTTAACAATAAGTTCAGAAATAAAATTAGGCGCAAGACTTTTGGTAAAGTCCAAAACTAACGGAACTCAAACAACAATTTTCGGAACTGGAATTACAGCACCAACCATTACGGGTGTTGCTGGAAAAACAAAAACACAAGGATTTACTTATGATGGGGCAACGTTTCTACCAGATGGTACATCTATTCAAATTGACTAATTCTTAATAATAAACAAAATGGCTGGAGTTTTAACAGAAGTATGGGTAAGGACAATTCAAGAAGTTCTCTTTGCTCGAAATAATGAATTTCTACGTGCATCGGTAAATCATGATGCCTTTGTAGTCAACAAGACGGTTCATGTGCCACAAGCAGGCTCATTGCCTGGTGTGACTAAAAACAGAACAGTATTTCCTGCTCCTGTAATTAGTAGGGATGACACAACCCTGGATTATGATCTTGACAGCTTTTCTATTGATCCAGTAAGAATTGGTAGAATTGAAGAAGTTCAGATAAGTTATGCAAAACGTCAATCTGTTATGTCACAGCACATGAATAAGCTGATGGATTTGATTGCTAGGGAAGGAATCTTTAACTGGGCTTCTGATCTTGGTGATAATCAAGTTAGGACTACTGGAGCAACTGGTAATGACAATGCTCCAAAAGGAGCAGCTGGAAACAGAAAAAAGGTTCTTTTAGAAGATATAGCAAAAGTTGCAGAAGTTATGGATGATCAAGATGCGCCAGATGAGGGACGTTGGTTAATGTTGCCTTCTAAGATGTATTATGAACTCTTTACGATTCAAGACCTTATCAGGGATGATATTATCGGAGAGACAACGCTTCCGGCAGCAGCCATAAAAAAGATATTGAATTTCAATATCATGAAGCGATCATCTAATACTGTTGTTAAATATGACAATGTAAGTACTCCACAACGAAAGGCAGTCGGGGCAGCAGTAGCATCAGATGATAATTTTGGGGCGATTGCATGGCATATAGATTCTGTTGCGACAGCACTTGGAGCGATTGAAGTGTTTGCGGACGAAAAGTCAGCTACCATGATGGGTGATGTGATCTCGGCAGATGTTCTCTCTAAGACTACTAAATTAAGATCAGACGAGGCCGGTATCGTTACGCTTATTCAAGCAGCATAATTAATCTTTAAATCTAAGCTATGTTTACAAAAGCACAGTTAATAGAAAGAGGCAGGCATTATTTTGACAGTAAAGATGTCAATAAGATGTATGCTACTTCAGATGGTAATTTCTTTCATGAGAGTTCCAAGAACTACGCTGATAGTCATGCTAAGGGTTTAAAAACTCAGGTTATTGAGATTACAAGAGGCGATTTGAAAGAAAAGCCTAAAGAAGAAAAGGTAAAAGTTGAGACTCCAGAAGAATCAAACAGCGTTCCAAGTCCTTCAGAATTAGATGAGTTAAGGTCAGAAGCTAAAAAGCTAAAGATTAAAGGATGGGCAATAATGAAAGAAGAAACACTAAGAAAAAAAATAGCAGAAACTAATGGCACTACCTGATATAACCTTTAATCGTATTGAGGGTGGTCTTGGAAGGCCATTACCGGGTAAAGACCATATTTCTGCAATGTTATTTTACACGGCAGGTTTATTGCCTTCTGGGTTTTCTTCAAGTGATAGGATTAAGAAGATTTTATCTGTACCTGAAGCTGAGGCGTTAGGAATTTTAGACGATCATTCCGATGAAACAAAAGGTACGGGGGGTAAGATTGTTATTGGCGGTACTTGGATAGCAGGAGAAACAGCCACCATAGCTATTGACGAGGGTATATTAGGTACACACACAGTAGTTGCAGGTTCAGTTGCTATAGCGGATGTTGTGGCAGCATTGGTAGCGGACATTAACGGAGGAACGAGCATTGGAATAAAACATGGATGGATTGCCGCTGATGTGGGTGGAACCGACGTAACACTAACGCAGCCTGCTAAACTAGGCATTGTCAATAATGGAGGTGCTCATATTGTATTCACAGAGACAAGCGCATCAGGAACTGGAACACCAACACAGTTTACAGGTGGCATAGGTTCTTATTTTGCAGTATTACATTATCATATTTCAGAGTATTTCAGAGAGCAGCCTAAAGGGGTTGATTTTGTGGGAATTTTCGCCCAGGGAACTTATGACGCTACTGAGGTAGAGACTATTCAAAACTTTGCCCAGGGAGAGATTCGGCAATTAGGGATTTATCTTTCTCATGAAGTGTTTGCCAGCTCACAGCTTACAACTACTCAGGGTAAATTAGATATTTTAGAAACCGAACACAAACCACTCAGCGTAGTATTTCACTCGGATTTGAGTTCTGCTACACTATCGACGCTGCCTGATCTTACTACGCTTTCAAACGAAAGAGTGAGTATGTTAATTGGAGAAGAAGGAGATTTCCACCAGGCAGCTTATGTAAATACTAAGGCTTATTTAAGTGGTGAGAAAGTAACTTTTCAAGGTAAGGCATATATTTCCAAGGCCAACACAACGGGTAATGCTCCCTGGGATGGCTCTAACTGGACTGAATTAAGAGAAGACTTAGAATCTATTTCAGGTTTTTCAATCGGTACAATGGGAACCACTCTAGGAAATGTCAGTTTTGCCAAAGTAAACGAAAGTATAGGCTTTGTCGCTAAGTTCAACGTGGTTACAGGAACAGGACTTGATGAAGTGGCATTTGCTACTGGAGATTTGTTTAAGAACATCTCTACTTCTTTAAAAGACAGTTTAAACGACTTCCATTATACATTTTTAAGGAAACTTGACGGTATTTCAGGAACGTTTAATTCAGATAGTTTTACTGCTATTGCAACTACTTCTGATTTTGCTACTATTGAGAATAACCGAACAATGGACAAGGCGATAAGGAATATACGTACTAATGTGCTACCGCTTTTAAATTCTCCATTGTTTGTGAATGAGGACGGTACTTTACGAGAAGACACTATTTCGCTCTTTAGGAACAACGCAGATAAGCCTTTGGTAGATATGTTAGTAGCAGATGAGATCAGCGCAAGGAAGGTCACTATTGATCCTTCACAGAACGTTTTAGCCTCATCCGTTCTTAATATCGGCGTCCTTATCGTACCTGTGGGTGTTGCGCGTAGCATAGTATTTAATATCGGCTTTGCCGTAAATATCTCAACATAATATGGCACAGCCCCTTGTGAACG